TAATAAAACTAGATTTGGCGATGGAAATAGATTGAATACATCAATTAATAACCTTGCTGGTTCTGATAAAGGTCTCTCTTTTAATCTTTCCGATCAAGCAGGTACTAATTTAAATACAGGAAATGTATTTGATGAAAATGGTTTTCCTATTAACTTATCAGGTAGAAGCGGTCCTGTTACTTTTGACTCAAGCGGTTATCTTGATAGGAATAATGGCTTTAATCTTAATAACACTAACGTAGGTTATCAAGGAGAAAACTTTAAAGGGAATATGAATATTTCTGGAAATAACCAACCTTATTTTTCAGCAAGTGGTAATATACCTTTTAATGACAACAGTAATATTAACTTATCAAGCCGTGGAGGTCTTGGAGGGCTAGATAGTTTAGGGGCTGAGTATACAACACCTGGACCTTTTGGTTTGGGCACTATTTCCGCTGGAGCACAACAAAATTTTGATGGTTATAATCCTTTAGGAAGAACAGACCTTAATATTAATTATGGAATTAATAGTAAATTTTAAATGTATATAGCTGATTTTCTACATAAATATAAAAAAGATCTAACGACTAGAATAGATGACATAAGTATTTCCTTGACCAGTGGCAGTGCGTCTGATATTGGTCATTACAAGGCAATGGTAGGAGAGATACAGGGACTCTCTTATGCGTTGGAACATATACAAACCCTGCTAAAAAAGGTGGATGATGAGTCTGATAGTTCCTGAGTATGTGCTCGCACAAAAAAACGCAAAGAAAAAAGCCGAAGAAGAAGCAAAGAAGTTAAAAATCATAGACAGAATACCACAACCCACAGGATGGCGTTTACTAGTTATGCCATACATGGGTAAAGAAAAAACAGATGGTGGTGTTTACGTCCCAGATCCAGTAAGAGAAAGAGAAGCACGAGCAACCGTTACAGCTTATGTAACTAAAGTTGGGCCTCTTGCATATAAAGATAAAGATAAATTTGGAGATGGTGAACCTTGGTGTAAGGAAGGCGACTGGGTTTGTATTGGTCGTTACGCTGGTTCACGGTTTCAAATAGAGGGTGGAGAAGTTAGAATAATCAATGACGATGAAGTTATTGCAACCATTGTCGATCCTGACGACATAAAAACATACGGAGCTTAGTATGCAAGAAGATGTTAAAATTGAAGAAATTGAAGACGAAGGTCAAGAAATAGAAATAGAGGAGCAAGGTGATGATATCAAAGACGAAGTTAGCGTTGATACCAAAGCTCCAGAGAAAGAAGAAAAAGAAGGTGATGAGCTTTCTGATTACTCTGATTCTGTTAAGAAACGTATTAGTAAACTTACTTCTAAGTTTAGAGAAGAAGAGAGACAAAGACAGGCAGCACTTGAATACGCTGAAGCTGTAAAAAAACAAAACGAAGAATTACAAGATAAGCTAAAAAAATTAGACACAAATTATGTTGGAGAATTTGACACAAGAGTTCAGTCTCAGTCAATTGCAGCCAAAGAAGCTTATCGAAAAGCACATGAAGAAGGTGATGCTGATGCAATGTACGAGGCACAGCAAAGCATTTCTAGGATTGCTTTAGAAGAATCTAGGTTAGCTCATTTAAAAGCAAACAGGGAAGAACAGATTAAAGCTGCTGAAGGAAAAGCTGTCCAAACCCAGCAACAACCACAGCAACAACCACAGCAAGCACAAGCTAAACCAGATCCAAAAGCAGAAGATTGGGCACAGAAAAATTCTTGGTTTGGACAAGATCAACCTATGACCTATGCAGCTTTTGGGCTACACAAGCAACTAATTGAAGATGAGGGGTTTGACGCAACATCAGATGAGTACTATACTGAATTAGATAACCGGATTAGGACGGAGTTTCCGCACAAGTTTCAAGAAACTCCTAAGAAATCCAATAGTCCCAGAGTCGCCTCTGCTGGGACAACGGCTTCCAAGTCGTCAACACCAAAGGGACGCAGAACAGTCAAGTTGTCTGCCTCGCAAATTGCTATTGCGAGAAGGCTGAATGTTCCGCTCGAAGAATATGCTAAGTATGTGAAGGAGTAAAACATGGCAGATAACAGAACAACACGAGATAATGCAAGTCGTGCAAAGACCCCGGCAAGAAGAAAACCGTGGGCACCACCATCAAAGTTGGCTATGCCAGAAGCACCCGCTGGGTACAAGCATCGTTGGATTAGAACTCATTTAAGAGGTGAGGATGATAAAACGAATATGCACTCAAGAATTCGGGAAGGCTGGGAACCAGTAAGAGCGGATGAATATCCCGATGCTGGAGATATGTTTCCAACTATTGAAGAGGGTAAGAATGCAGGGGTAATTGGTGTAGGTGGTTTAATGCTTGCACGAATACCAGAAGAAACGGTAGCAGAAAGAACTGAATATTATCGGGACCAGACCCGCAACCAGATGAAAGCCGTGGATGAAAACCTAATGAGGGAACAGCATCCCTCAATGCCGATTCATAATGATAGGCAAAGTCGTGTAACTTTCGGTGGGAAACCAAAACCTACCGAGTAACTATAATGAAGTAAAAAGGAGCTAAAAAATGGCAAATGCAAATGTCAAATTTGGGATGAAGCCTATTAGTGTTATTGGTGGTGGCATCAATTCGACTAATCAGTATTTTATCGCATCCGATGCTTCAGCGATTTTTCAGGGTTCTCCAGTTGAAGTCGAGTTGACAGGTGGAACCGCAGCAATCATAACAAGTGCAGGAGGAGATCAAAAACAACTCCTTGGTGTATTTGCTGGTTGTGAATACGTTGATGCAAGTACAGGAAAACTAACATTTAAGAATCAATGGGGTGGAGATGGCACAGCCAACACTAACTTTGATATTAAATGTTTTATTTACGATAATCCGATGCAGAAATATATTATTGCATCAGATGGTACGAATACTAGTAGAGCTACAGCAAAGGTAGATATATTTAAAACAGCAATATTGGCAACTGCCACTGCTGGAAATTCCACAACTGGTATTTCAAGTGCTATGATAGATATATCTTCAGCAGAAGCATCTGATGCCTCCAATCCACTAATGATTGTAGGAATTCACGAAGATGTAACTAACGCTGATCATTCGGCTGGTGGTATTTCGTATATCGTTAAAATCAACAATCATGTGTTCGCTAGTTCTTCTGGTGACGCTGATGCTGCTATATCATAAGGAGATTTAACTATGGCAATTTCAAGAGCACAACTTGCTAAAGAATTAGAGCCTGGCTTAAACGCTCTCTTTGGTATGGAATACGACAGATATGAAGGTCAGCATTCTGAAATCTTCGACACCGAGTCATCTGACAGAGCGTTTGAAGAAGAAGTAATGTTGAGTGGATTTGGTGCAGCCCCTACTAAGTCAGAGGGTAATGCAGTAACATTTGACGATGCAAACGAAGCTTATACTGCAAGGTATAACCATGAGACAGTTGCAATGGCATTCTCAATAACAGAAGAAGCCGTAGAGGATAACCTTTATGACAAAATCTCTTCACGTTATACGAGAGCACTTGCTAGATCTATGGCACATACTAAGCAAGTAAAAGCAGCGGGAGTGTTAAATAATGCATTCGACACATCAGTACTTGGTGGTGACGGAAAAGCATTATGTGTAACAGATCACCCATTAACAAATGGTGGTACGTTAGACAATGTTTCAGCAGCCGATCTTAACGAAACATCTTTGGAAGATGCATTAATCAGTATTGCAGGTTTTACTGATGAGCGTGGATTAATTATTGCTCTAAGAGGCATGAAGTTAATTATACCTCGTCAACTACAATTTGTGGCTGAAAGATTAATGGCTTCTAACCTTAGACCAGGAACAGCAGACAACGATGTCAACGCACATCAATCAATGGGTATGTTACCAAATGGTTATGTGGTCAATGATTTCTTGACAGACACGGATGCTTTCTTCATTAAGACAGACGCACCAAATGGCTTAAAGCATTTTGAAAGAATGTCTTTATCAACAGCTATGGATCCAGACTTTGAGACAGGAAACATGAGATATAAAGCAAGAGAAAGATATTCTTTTGGTTTCTCTGATCCTCGTGCCATGTTTGGTTCACCAGGAGCGTAAGCTTTTAAAAACTTTAATTAAAAAAAGGGCAGTTACATACTGCCCTTTTTTGTGTATAATAAACTTAACCTAACAGTTACATAATGTAACTGACCCAGCCAAGATAGGAGATTTACATGGCTAATACAACTTTTAAAGGCACCGTTAGAGCCGAAGGCGGTCTATCCGTTCTTTCTACAGCAGCAACAACAGGTGTTGAAACAGAACATACAACTATTTCTGCAACAACAGGAAACACTTCAATCGGTGGAACTTTAGCCGTAACAGGTGCTACTGTTTTATCTTCGTCACTTAACGGTATTTCAGATTTTTTTAACGCAGGAGTTAACACAGTACCTTTAGGATTAAATCCTACATGGTCTCTTAACTTTGGTAAACCCGATCAAGGTACTATTGCAAACGTAGATGATCTTCTTACAAACCCTAACACAGCATTGAGATTATCAATGGCTTTAGAAAAAGTAGCAAATCAATCTGCTGTTCTTACAGCAGCACAAACAG